CCATAAAAAAAGCCCCAAAACGCGGGGCTTGAGGGGAGGAGGAGAAAATCATCCGAGAGAGTTAAATGCCTCATAAATTCTCTCAACTGAATCATATCCGTATTTTCTAGCCAAAGCAAGAGCCTCAGAGGTTGTGTATATTTTCCCGTCAATAAACGTAAATAGAGGCTCTCCAGCGCGTTCTTTTCCAGTAGCCACCATATAATATGGCCCAAACTTTATGTGCTTTATGCGCTTCTTAAACTTGCGTAAATTGATGCTCACCATCCAAGCACTTCTGCCAATCCAAAATACATAGACACAAAAAATAGTATAAGTAAAACCATTGCGCCCATACCGATAATGCTGATCTTGTCTGCCCCAAGGATGCTATGCTCAGGATCTGAGTATGTAAGCTCTTGAGCTATGCTATTAAACACTTCTTCTGCCTTCAGTATCTTATGTATATTTGGGCAACTATTGCCGTTTTCCCAGCTACTGACAGTTTTGTGGTGTACTTCCAATTTGTCTGCCAAGTCCTTTTGAGTCATATTGTGCTTGGCTCTCATTTCCTTCAAATATGTTGAAAATCTTGATGATTTAGACATGTTCATGTTCCATCTCCTTAAAAAAATTCTCGACTTGGCACTGAGCATCTTCGCACCCTTTGCATACTATAACACTTTGGTTGATAGATTTTAAATAATTGTGCCATTCTATTTGGCTTTTGGATACAGCGCCACCACTTTTTTTCTTCATTTCAATCCAAAGTAGCCATTCTGGAACGAATAGGTCTGGGACTCCTGGTGTTACGCCCTCTGCCTTGAGACGTGCGGCGGTTACGATGTTTCTTTGGCCGCCGTTTGGTATCGCTATTATCTTGGCTTTGTAGGTCTTGCGAAACCAGCTTACAAACTCCCGTTGCTCAACGTGTTCAGTTCGCCCACTCTCTTTTAGTGACTTTATAGAACTTACCTTCTTGCGCGTATGATATCTCATTTGGACATCGCCCCGTATTCAATATTGAACATAATTGGTCTAAATCATCTGCCATAGAAAATATCGATGAAGCATTAATCTTTGATTTGTGAGCTATCTCAATAATCTTTTGGCGTGACTTCTCTCCGGCATATCCTTCATGCATTATCGCAAAATACTCAGAAACAATAGGATCCATGATTTGTTTTGAGTAATACCTAACTTTGATCATTTCCTTGCCGCTTGCTTTCGATACATGCTTAGACCAATGCCAAGTTCCTATAGGCATCATTCTGCTTTTCCTGCCCATGATATCTACATCATGAAGCCTCATGCGCTTCTCTTTAGGTGGCGGGAACTCATAACCGCAATCTGGACAAGTCTTAACTGCTGGAGGCAGTAAGCTATCGCACTCTGGGCATACTTTGACTGGAGCTTCGCCGGTTCCGTTGCCTGGCTTGTTTGGCGATTTAACGTTAGTGATAGGCCCGTGCGTTTGAACAACGCCAGCAAAGTCCAGCACCATGCAGTGGTCAGTGTGGCTTTTGATCCGCATCCCGCGCCCAGCCATTTGCACATACAATCCAGGCGACATAGTTGGGCGCAACATTACGATAAGATCCATGTCTGGATAGTCAAAGCCAGTAGTTAGCACGTTGGCGTTAGTCAGCGCTCGAATCTTGCCAGACTTAAACTCACTTATGATTTTTTCCCGTTCAGGCTTGGGAGTTTCTCCCGTGATACATTCGGCCTCAATGCCTCGATCAAGCAATATGTCTTTAATCGCCATTGCATGCTTAACTCCAGCACAAAAGAAAAGCCAAGCCTTGCGGTCACCGGCTAATTTAATAACTTCGTCTACTGCTTCGTTGTTGGTGTGATCTTTGTTGACTGCTGCCTGCAGTTCTTTTTCTATGTACTCACCGCCGCGTTTATGCACGCCAGATACATTCAACTGAACGCCAGTCAACTTAGACTTTAGCGGCGCCAAATACTTATCCTCAACTAACGCCTCAATGCTTGTTGGTTCAATTAACGAAGTAAATATGCCGCCTTTATCGGTAAGCATCCCTTGCCCTAGCCGGTAAGGAGTGGCGGTCAATCCGATTATCCGCATTGCGGGATTGATGATCTTCAGGCCGTCAATTAGTTTCCTGTAGCTGGTGTTGGTGTTATGCGATATCAGGTGCGCTTCATCGACGATCATAAGGTCTATTCGCCCTAGGTCACCGGCTTTCTTTCTGATAGACTGTATTCCAGCAAACGTGATTTGTTCATGGGATTCTTTACGCCCAATTCCTGCACTATATATTCCTAACGGCGCATCAGGCCAGTGCAGTAACATTTTTTCGGCATTCTGTTCAATCAATTCTTTTACATGAGTTGCCATCAACACGCGAGTTTCAGGCCATTGCGATATTGCATCCTTGCATATTGCCGCGACAACGTGCGACTTACCGCTACCGGTTGGCAATACGATGCACGGGTTGCCGTACTTATTAGCGCGAAACCATTCGTATAGATCATCAATCGCTTTTTGTTGATATTTTCTTAACATTTAAATTTTAGAAAATGGACATTTATTTTTTTGATTTAATCTGTATCCATTATTAAATTTTGTTTTTATGTGCAAATAACTTTCGTTTGACCAATTAGAATTTTCTTGTGTTGTTCCTTGTAAATCTGTTTTGTATTTAACTCTTTTATAAGGAACATACATTGCCAAAGGTGTTCCTCTTTTCAATTCAAATTCTCCGTATTTTTTTATCAACATTTGTTGATTTATCTCATAATGAATGTCTGACCATATAACTCCAGGCAAAACTTCAAAAATAGGATTAAATTCGTAAAACATAGGTAACTGCATTAAAGACCATCCATCTGGCGTTTTTACTCTCCAAGGGCAATTTGGTTTTAGAACCATGCTGATATTATTTTGAATATCTTGAGGAAGAAAATTTTTGAATTGAGCGTCATTATGAGATGAAAAAGTAAACATTGGCTCAGGCGATTGCAATATAAATCCATTTTCATTTATTGTTATATGTAAATCGCACCATAATGGCAAAACATATCCTTGAGACAAAAATTCTGGCATTGAAGGACAATTTTTTATTGTTCCTCTGTCCATTAAATCTTTATTATCTGTAAACCTTTCTGCCTTCCTCCACCAATCTGGAATATATTCTTTAGATTTAACAACTGGAATTACTTTCTCCAAGCCATCAATTACAGACCACCATATTACTTTTGGCTCTTTTTGTTTTTTAAAAATATCAAAAATTTTTTTCACCCGACTATCTTTCTTTTGTTTCAAACTCAATAATTGCTCGACCAATCAGTTCCGGTATCTGAGGAACTACCGCATTGCCTAATTGTTTAAGTCTGTCCACCCGATTGGGAATCCCATTAGCCACTCGACCCACGTCGGGTTCAGTTGTCCAGCAATCCCCGACTGCAATTCTCCACGCCTCGCTCGCGCCTCCAAGCAATTGCTCTGTTGAGAATTCCCCTTCAAACGATATTTGTGTTCCGAGCTTGTCGGTGTTGGCCACATCCCTATCGTGTTTAACTGCACCGCTTCCGGTAGATTGTGGCCGCGTTTCTCCCATTTCTTTACCGATTCTGGACTCGCCGCCCCCTTGTAATCCGATGTTGTTGGCGTAGGCCACGATCCAGATTCTGTCCCGACGGTGAGGAGCGCCAACGGCGGAAGCGGGAATACAATGCCATTCCGCATCGTAGCCGATCTCAGCGAGCGACCGGAGGACTTGATCCAGTCCTCGATTGCGAAGGGCGCTAACGTTTTCGATGATCGCGTACTTCGGTTTGATTTCTTTGATGAGCCGGTGGAACTCCCACCAGAGTCCCGATCTTTTGCCTTCAAGTCCTGCTCCTTTTCCTGCGAGGCTGATGTCTTGGCATGGGAATCCTCCGCAAATAACGTCAATTGGTTGTCCAATGTCGTCTCCATTCAATGTTTTTACGTCATCAAAAATAGGCACATTCGGCCAATGTTTTTTCAATACCTGGTGGCATTTCTTATCTACTTCACAAAATGCCACAGTTTCAAATCCTGCCCTTTCAAGGCCAAGACTAAATCCACCAATACCTGAAAACAGATCGAGGACTTTCATTCAACTATTTTTCCGCATTTTTTGGATAATTTAATATTTTGTAATTTAAATCTTTAATCATTTTCTTTTTTTCAGATTTGCTTCCAATAAAAATTACATATCTGTGTTTAGATGATCTAAAAACTCTTTGCGATCTATCGCCCAAATGATGCCTACTATGTTTTCCATTTTTAGATGCAATGTCAGTTCTTGATTTTGTTGTACCAGTAAAATAAAAATTAGTTGCTTGATAAACATATCCAACGTGTCCTTGTGCCGTGTCAGCATAAGAAACAACAATTTTAGGTTTAGGTAACATTTTTAAAGATGTTGAAACTAAAAATGAAGCATAATTTTTTTCATTATTTTTTAAGACCAATCTATTAAGTTCTATTACATTTTTTTTATTATGTTCTCCACATATTCCTTTGCATAAAGATGGAGAAGCTGGCGATCCGTAAGAAACAATTCCTGTTAATTGATTATTATCAAATAATCCAAAAGCATGACTAATTGATGGCATTCTTTTTGCGTAATGAATGTTTAAAATAAATGGCTTTGTATCTTGATAAGATATTTTTTTTACGCAAAGATTTTTCATCCAACTATCTTCCCGCCATCAAAACGTAAGTCCGCCATGAACTGATCAGGCTTCAGGCACGCATCAAGATTACTTACTAACTCGGTGCTGGCGTATGTGTTAGCATCGCTCTCGCCGTTCCTAATAAAGTTTCCTTGGATCTCCCACACTGCCTCGTTCGGATCGCTACTTTCCAATCGAGTCCAAGGCACAACGTCAGGATGTAAGACGTGCGAGTCGCATCCTTTACGTTGAAAGTCCTCTGGAATATCCTCAGCTTTAAATCTGTCGCAGTCCCATGTCCCGTTAGGCTTTGGAGTGGAGTGCGCGCACGTTCTGCAATTAACTTGCTTGGTCGGTTGCCCTTCGTGGCATATGTGTTTAGCCGGACAAGTTTTGCACATAAACCAAGTAGGATCGTCCGATAATCTTGGTGGCGCTTCATTTGCCAATGTAATGAATTCGCCCTTTTTTAATAACCGTTCAGCGAATTGCTCATCGTACTCAACTATTTCGGTGTACATCTCGTCGTTATCCTTGCACACGGCAACGTATAACGCTTTATAAATCTTCATGCCGTTCATATACACTTGCATTTGCGCGTAATGCAGTGGCTTTGTTTCCTGCACGCCTTTTCTCGTCACAAGATCAAAAGACTTTTTGTTATGAGTTTTGAACTCAGCAATAAACTTTTCATCCTCATGCCCAGGCACTCCACCATAAATGATGCCGTCAACGCTACCGCTAATATGATTGCCAAACTCAACGCGAGATTGATTGTCGCCAACATTACGGATGTTGATATTGATTGCTCGAAGGTCAGATACTATCGTTCTCTCTTCTAGTTGCCCTCGACGAAACAAACGGCGCATGCGGCCAGGAAAGTTTTCGGAGAAAGCCCAACGAAACATGTACCACAAATATCGCTCACACTTGTGGCCAAGTATTGATCCGCCCATGTGTCCGCGTTGAGTGTCAGTATTTTTTGCATGGTATTCGTCAATGCGTTCTACGATTTTGCTCATGATGCTCCTAAGAGAAGGGGGCCGAAGCCCCCTGTTTTAGTGTTTAGCCCAAGGTGCTGCGTTGGATTTCGTTTCTTGAGCTTTTGGTAAAGGCGATCCGCCTCCTATGGACTTCCAATCTTTAACTTCATTGCGAGCCGCATACTGATCAGTTGCTGGAGT